TCCGTATCTTCAGCCTGTCATTGTGGATGGCATTGCTTATTGTCACTTTTTTACTAGCGGTGTTATGGGCCGCGCAGTCACGAATGCAAAGCTACTGCTCCAAAAGAAACATATGTCATGCGTCATGGGCCATGTACAAGACAGAGACATTGCCTTTGACAGAAACGCGGCAGGAAAAAGAATGACATCTCTGTTTGCTGGTATCTTCTATCAGCATGACGAAGAATATTTAAACCCACAGACTAACGGGTCATGGTCTGGTTTGTGGGTGTTCAACGAAGTAGATAACGGCACGTTTGATGAGATGCCTGTGTCTATGTCATACCTACGGGGGAAGTACGGTGCTAACTCTTGACGAAATACTTGAACGGATAGCGTCACGCTATGATGAAGTCACTATCATGGAGGCGTTAGAGATTACGTCTGAAGAGTTAGTTGAAAGGTTTGCTGACAAAGTAAACACAAACAGTTGGAAGTTTGATTTGGAGGAAGAGTGTGAGCATTAACGATGCAACTCCAGCAGAGTGGGACAAAGCAAGCAAGACAGTGTACGGCAGGCTTTACCATCCTAACGATCACGCTATCAAGAAACAGATAGGTGGTGATCACTACAACAGGTACGCCATACAACCAGTAGATTTTATTATTGCTAACAAGTTGGATTGGTGTGAAGCTAACGCCGTGAAATACATTACTAGATGGAAGGACAAGAACGGAGTAGAAGATATAAAGAAAGCTATCCACTACCTTGAGATACTACTGGAACGAATAGAACATGAAGATAGTTGAAGGTAAGTTTGGTTCAAAGAACAACGAGGATGCTATCAAGACATCTGAGTTTCTTGCGTTGTTATCAGCACGAAGCTTAGGGTATGAGGAAGAAGGAAGACCAATCAAGTGTGTTGTTGTGATGTATGAAGATGGTGAAGTGTTTGAAGTTACCGCTACCGAACAATACCCAGATGGTGTATACTTACTTCTTGGGTTGGCTAAGGCCGCAATAGAAAACGAAACTTTAGGAATAACTTAATGAAAGTGACAGACGTTACAATTAAAAAAGCAACAAACGGGTACATCTTGGATTGGTATGACAGCGACAGCAACACAACCATACACGCTACCTTTGAAGAAGCCGTAACACAACTACAGGAAATCTTTGAGGAGGCATGATGGACGCATACCAACAATACATACACAAGTCACGCTACGCACGATACCTACCAGAAGAGAAGCGTAGAGAAACGTGGGAAGAAACAGTCAACCGCTACGTCAACTACTGGGTAGATCGTGCAGACCTTAACGACTTTGATGTGTCAGAGATATTCAAAGCTATACATGATCTAGATGTCATGCCTTCCATGCGAGCGTTGATGACTGCTGGTGAAGCACTGGATCGTGACAACGTAGCAGGGTTTAACTGTAGCTATCTTCCTATTGATCACCCGAAAGCATTCGATGAGATGATGTACGTCCTCATGTGTGGCACAGGTGTAGGCTTTAGCGTTGAGCGACAGTACGTACAGAAATTACCAGAGGTAGCAGAGACATTCCATGAAACCGATACAGTTATTAATGTGGCAGATTCGAAGATCGGATGGGCGAAATCGTTTAGGGAGTTGGTATCACTGCTGTATTCAGGTCAGATTCCCCAATGGGATACAAGCAGAGTACGACCTTCAGGTTCCCCGCTTAAAGTTTTTGGAGGTAGAGCAAGCGGTCCAGAGCCTCTGCTCGAACTGTTCAGATTCACAGTTGAACTCTTTCAAGGCGCGGCTGGCAGAAAGCTTAGCTCCGTTGAGTGCCACGATCTTTGCTGCAAGATTGCACAAATCGTCGTTGTTGGAGGGGTACGAAGAAGCGCCCTCATCAGTCTCAGCAACCTCACAGACGACAGACTCCGACGTTGTAAACATGGACAGTGGTGGGTAGATAACCCCCAACGTGGACTAGCAAACAACTCTGCGTGTTACACAGAGAAGCCAGACTTTGAGGCATTTTTGAATGAGTGGACAAGCCTGTACGAATCTAGATCGGGAGAACGAGGTGTCTTTTCTAGAGTGGCTAGTCAGAAACAGGCTGCAAGAAATGAACGACGAGATGCTACCTATGCTTTTGGAACTAATCCATGTAGCGAGATCATCCTCCGTCCCTACCAATTCTGTAATCTATCGGAGGTTGTTGTCAGGCCAACCGATACGCTCGCAAACCTCAAACGAAAAGTACGCATTGCGACTGTCCTTGGAACTTTACAAGCTACCTTGACTGACTTCCGTTACCTACGAAACATATGGAAAATTAACACAGAAGATGAAGCACTGCTGGGTGTAAGTCTTACTGGTATTATGGATCATCCGTTGCTCTCAGGACGAGGAGACAAGAATGAACTCAAGAAGTGGCTCAGAGCCATGCGACAAGAAGCAATCAAAGTTAACAAAGAATGGGCTAGTAAGTTGGGTATCAATGTATCTACCGCTATCACTGCAGTTAAGCCTTCAGGCACTGTTAGCCAGTTGGTTGATTCTGCTAGTGGGATTCATCCTCGTTATTCTGCTCAGTACATACGCAGAGTTAGGGCAGACGCTCGCGACCCACTTTGTGCCGTCCTAGAGGCCGCTAACGTCCCTGTGGAGGACGATGTGATGTCCCCCAGTACTAGGGTATTCAGCTTCCCTATCGCCTCTCCAGAGGGCGCTGTGACAGCCTCAGAGATGGGTGCTATGGAACAGCTAGAACTGTGGGAGATATATCAGGACGAATGGTGTGAACACAAACCATCAATGACTTGTTACTATCGTGACGATGAGTTTCTGGAGGTGGGACAGTGGCTGTACAACAAGTTCGATAAGGTATCTGGTATCAGCTTCTTACCGTACTCAGACCACACATATCAACAAGCACCATATGAACCTGTTGATACGAAAACGTACAACCAACTAAAGAAAGACTTCCCCACTGAGATCAACTGGGACATCAGTGAGGATTCTGATATGACTGAAGGTAGTCAGCAGTTAGCCTGTACAGGTAACAACTGTGAGCTATGACATAAAGATAATAGAGTAACCATCACGCTTGCCTACGTCCTCTGGCTTGTCTTTCGGGTCATGGGGCGTAGGTATTCCTTGAGCTTGCATTCTTTTTATTTGATCTTTAGAACGCTGACACATAGTGTGATAGTCTATAGATGTGTATGATACACTGTGATCTTTGTCGTTCATTCGTTAATTACTCCGTCTGCAATTTTACCAACAAGCGGTAAAGCTTTTATAGATTGATTTGGAATGGGATCTCCTGTTCTTACAGTTTCTGCCATATCTTTTAAAACTGCGGCAGGGAATGTAGCTGTAACAGGAGGGAAGAGGTTGCTCAACATAGCATTAGCAGGATCGTTCATAAACTTATCGTACCCATAATCATTAGCACCCATAGCACCAAGAGTAATAACAGAACCTACTTGATACAAAGCACTCCATGCCGCCTGCTCTGCATCAGGTGCTTCTCCTTTCAAAACTTGTCGGCTTTCATTAACAAGACCATAGCCACCACCTGATATGACAAGGTACTTAGCTGCGTTTTTCAAAGCTTGCTCTTTGTTTCCTGCCTTCCACTCCCCTATAATTCTACGCTCTAGTAAGTCAAGCTGTTTAATAGCAAAACCTTTTAGCATATACATTATGCGAGCATTAGGATTAGCTAAACCAAACGAAGTCTGAGCAGCAGCGTTGATGGGTTGCAGTTTAAATAAGTCAAACATAACCAAGTCACGAACTAACTCAGTCTCTGCACCAGCCAGTATGTCTCTCTTTAACTGGTCTAGTTCTCCTCTACTAAAACTGTACTGCCACTTCGTATCAAAAGAACCATTAGCTATATCTTGTTTTGCTCTGTTAAAAGAAGCACCCATAATTTTGCTTTTACCAAAACGATCAAGCTTGGCAAAACCAGACCACTTCATAGACCAATCAAGAAGATCAGCACTACCAGCAACAAGATTCTCTAAGAACTGATTACCTGTTGTTGTCTCACCCCGTCGAGCTTTACGTACAAATTCACCAAAGACCTGTCTAGCTAGTCCCATATCAGACGGGCTAAACTGTATGCCTTCTTTGCTAAACAAAGAACGGAGTACGTTTCCAATACCTAACTCAAACGATGCGTTAAACAAATCATGTACGTTCATTAATGCGCCGTAAGGATTAGCAATAGTCCCTACATAGCCAAGACTACGAACCATATCCAACTCTGCGGACATAGCTTTGTTAGCATCGACACCAAGATTATCAATAATAGATATAGCATTCTTTATTTGTAAGGGTGAGTAACCCTGCCTCTTCAATGACTCTTCAATAATTTTTTCATCGAACAGTTTTAACGTACCGCCTTCCTCAAACCTAGCAGTAGCCTCAAGATCACTAGCACCTTTCTTTTTAGCTTTCTTAGCAGCCTTTCTCTTCTGTATCTGAGAAGGTGTTAAAGCCTCTAATGGTTTACCATGAGTACGTAAACCAAGCTGTGCGCCTAGCTCCATTCTAGTAAGAGACTGTCTCTGCCATGTCCAATGAGAATCAAAAATATTAGCCATGTCTAACTGTTTTTCTGGTGGTTTCGCTGCCTGCGCTTTACGCCATTCAGCCATAGTCTTTCGGCTTCGTACTTTTGACGCCGCATCTTTAGCTTTGCCAGCAGCCATAGGACGCTTTAAACCTACATCACGCATAATTAAAGTAGGAGTTGAGTGCATCCACACGTTAGACAAAACACCACTGGTTACTTCTGTCCTGTATCGCTTGTTAAACTCATAGGCATCGTCAATAAACTGTTGAAGCCTAACATCAGCGCCTTTACCTATTTTAGTAACAGCCATGTTTTTTGCTTTTTGTAGTGCTTGTAATGCCGCTGCTTCACCTATGTTTTCTGCGTTAACTGCATCGTGCATAGCGTCATTAAACTTAGGGTTCTGTGCAAGCTGTCGAAACGGTTCCATACCTTTCCACATTTTATCCAAGTAAACTTGCTCACGAGTTACCCTGTTCATAGCTCTAATGATACGTTGAGCAAAAGCATTACCTACCATTGTCTCAGCAAGAGTAGAAGTAGGAGAAACAAACTGTCTGTACCTAGCTATGATTGACTGTGCTTCTGGTACTGTCTTAGCGCCATCTCGCAAAACAAAACTAGACACACGATCAAGAAGTTCTTGACGCAACACGTTTAGTTCTTCAAGACTTTTCTTTGCTCCACGCTCATCAATCAAAGCACGAATATTCTTTATAGCTTTGTCACTGCGAATAACTTTATTGTATTGCCTACCACTAATACCCATGTCTTCAGCATACTTAGCCATACGTTGATAAAACGTAGTGCCTAGCTCTTGAGGTAATCGTCCTTGTCTAGCAATAACGTCAGACAAATACTCTGTTTCCCTGATAAGAAGTTGTGTTGCTAATTCGTCATCGGTAATGTCAGCCGTAGGTCTTGCAATTTTAGCTCCACTAATAGCTTTTGCATTAGCATTAGCCTGTAGTTCAAATAACTCTTCAGGAGTCTTTGCTAGTTTACCATTAGCAGGATTGCTGATGCCTTGAAACAAACGACCAAACGCAGCACCAAAGGCTGCACCGCCAACACCACGAGCAAGACGATCATCAAAACCTTCACCAGTAGCGGCCATGTACAAACCGCCTTCTGTAGCTGTTGCGCCAACTAAACCCATGCCTGCTTTTGTTAGTCCTTTGTACAAGAACGAACCAGTAGGAAGAGAACCAGCAATTTCTAGTGGTATAGAAAACTGCGCCGCCGCAGGATCAGTAGCCTTAAACTCTTCTCGTGCTACTTCGTATTCAGCCTTAGCTCTTGCATAAGACTTGTCTGAAGTAAGCGCAGTACCACCAGCAACAATTTCACCAAGAAGACCCAGTGTTAATCCTTCTCCAAGTTCTGTGGCTAAACCAGCGCCACGGGCATTACGCATACTTTGAAGCTCTCTAGCAGCAGCCAATGCTTTTGGAGAGATAGCAGGATTAGTAGTATCTTTTTCAGTAGGCGTTGCTAAATCAACTTCAGGTGGCCGTTCTTGTACGGGTTGTGCTTTAACTTCTGCTTCTTTTAAGGGTCGATCAGGTACATCTACCTCTCGTAAAGTTTTCTTACGATACTTAGGATCAAGTTTATCCATTTCTTCATAAAGAGATTTAAGTTCTTTTGCTGCTTCAATAACTTTAGGAGCAATATCTTTTTTAGGAATCGGAACTTGACCACGTTGGGTAGGTACTACTTCTTCTAGCTCTGGTAAAGGCGGTGGAGTTTCGTCTACTCTCTGTGCAGTTACGTCTATTTCTGGAAAACGACCAGCACGTTGTGGTACTGTTACTTCTTGAACAGTAGGTTTTTGAGGAATAGGTATCTGCCCACGCTGAGTAGGTACTACCTCTTGCAACTCTGGTAAAGGAGGAGGCGTAGGATCAACTCGTTGTGCATCAACAGTTACTTCAGGAAACCTACCAGCACGTTGTGGTGTTTCTATTTCTTTGAGTAAACCAGAAGATATGTAAGATTCAGGTACAGGAGTAGCGTCTACAGCAATGGTCTTAAGTAAAGAAGGATCTTGTTTAAACTGCTCAAGCGCCTGTAAAGCTTTAGGCCCAAGAGGTTCAGGTTTAAAAGGAACAACTACTTGGTCTTCTACCTCAGCAAACTTTTCATTGCTTCGCTCCAAGGTGGGCTGATCTGTTCTATCTGTATGGTGATGATCCAAATACAAGTCTTGGCCTGCATCCCAATTGCCATTAGCTAAATCAGCAATCAACTTGTCAGTACCAACACCCTCTTTGTTTTTTTGAGGACGTTGCTGTATGTCAAACATTATTAAACGTCTAACTTCATCTTCAGATAAATCAGCAGGATCTCTGTCTTTGTCTGCAAGAGCATCAGTCATCCATTTAGGAGGTTCAACATCGGCTTTTTTATAAGCACGAATAGCTCTCCTAAGCATAACAGGATAAGAACCTTTCAGTATTTGATACGGTCCTCTAGCAGAAGAAAACGGATTGTACGTATTCCAACCACCGCTAGACTCAATCTCTTTTACTGTATCAAACCACAGATTAAAATTAGGCGCTGCTTGATAAGGATCAACACCCAAACCGTCTAACATATCAAGCACCGCAGGATCGTTCATCCACGTAGGAAGATCACTTGACGCAGTAGGCGCTGTTCTTGCTTCTAACTCAGCCATATGCTAAAGTCTCATTTAAAATAAAGCAGATTCAATACCAACGGGAGCTATTTGCTCGTTCCTTAATGCAGCGTTAACTTCATCTTGAACCATACGTCTTTGAACAGGAGTAAGCTCACTAATGTCTTGATCTTCTGTTAGAAGTCCTTTATGAACTGCTTGTTCTTTTATCATAGTAGCTGTTAAAGTTTGAATATCTTGCCTACGTTCGTATGCTGCTTTTGATCTATCAAACTCAGCCTTAAATTTTTTACTCATCCAATCTTCTACAATGCCTTCTACTTCGCTAGGTTTAGCATTAATAACAAGACCATAAAGCTGATCGTAATCATCTTGAGTCATTTCGTCTTCTATTGCTGATTTAAGATCGTCTTGAAATATATCTATGTAGTCATACTTTTTAGCAAGAGAGTCTATAGCAAAGTCTACGTGTCCTTGTGCTTGTAGTTTAGTAGCAATAGGAGCGCGAGCCTTTAAATTATTTTCTAATTCAGTTGTTTTTAAGTTAGTATACAAACGTCTGTTTTGTGCATTCGATTGACCTTTTAACAACCCTTCATCAGCTCCTGCATCTACTAAAAATTTAAGCTCTTCTTTAGATAAAGGTTCATTGTTTTTAAGTTTTTCTAATTGCTCTGCTCTAAAAGCCTCCCTCTCTAAAAAATTATCTTGGTGTGTGCTTACAGCTTCACCCATATTATTATTAATATATGATTGTGCTTTTGTTTCATATTGTTCAGAATCAATACCAAACTGCCTAGCAATTGTCTCTAGATCATTAGTAACTAAAGTAGCTTGATTGTTTAAAATGTCTGCTTGTTGTTTGATACCCGCAAAGTACGCTGATGCTGTACGCCCTTGAACGCCACTAGGATCCATGCCAGCGTTAGCTAACAACTCTGCCATTTGTCTTTCAACTTCTTTAGCGCCGTCTATATCACCAGCATTAAACAACTCACTACGTTGTAGCTCTAAACCGTTTACTTGCCTAGTAACAGAAGACTCTGTTAATTTACGAGTAGACAATGCAGCTTGTGCCATAGCCATAGGATCACCAGACCGTGCCGCTGCTTGCATAATCAAAGGGTTTAACTTGCTATAGTCTCCTGTCTCCATAGCCTCGTTAAACATACCCATGCGTCTTCTTCGTTCAGGCGCTTCACCAATAGCTTTACCTACGCCTGTTAATTCGTAACCGGGAGTAGTCAGACTGCTTAAAAATCTTTCACCAAATCTTGCCATGATACTTCCTCTTATACTGTACTTTTTTGTATACGCATTATTATATTATTAAGGAATAATACCAAGGGTTTTTAATAGGTCAGTTATAGTGCCTGTGCTACCACCACCACTGCCGCCACCACTACCGCCCATACTGCCTGACAACAAACCAGTACCCACTTGTCCCATCAAGTTAGCCTGACCAACACCAGAGGCCAACAACGCTTCAAGACCGCCCATAGATGCTTCACCAAACAGACCAGCACCTTGGAGTTGCCCACGTTGTTGTAACTGCGGGAACAAGGAAGATGCCTGTAGAGCCTGCATGGCTTGTGCTTGTGGGACGTAGGCAGACGCAAGAGCTTGTGCTGCTCGTTGTTGTTGTGCGCCTCGTAGTGCTTCTGCACCTGTGTACATACCTTGTGATGCTTGCAGTGCTTGTAGCGCCTGTGCTTGGTTAGCTACATCAAGAGCCTGACGCTGTTGTGCTAACGTAGAGCCTAGACCTGTGTACTGAAGACCAAGACCAGCTTGTTGTGCTTGTAATCCACCAGCAATCTGCGCTAGTGATCCTGCTTGTCCTGCCGCTGTAGCCGCTCTGCCTAGACCTTCAGACCTAAGCTGGCTTTCAATCTGGTTAGCAGACAGTCCTAGTTGTGAAAGTTGTGCTGCTCTCTGTTGTGCTGCACTTTGCAACGTGTTAGACAAACCAGCCTGCTGACCAAACATACCACCAAGAGTCTGTGCTGTGCCTAGTGCTTGCTGTCGTTCTTGTTGGGCCTGTTGCATAGCCATCAGCGATGCTTGGTTCTGTGCTTCTTCTTGTGCTTTAGCCATAGCAAATTGTTCTGGTGTACCGCCAAACATAGAAGTACGAACACCCAAGCGTCCTTGACTAGCCAAACGCTCCTCTAGTGCAAGCCTCTGTCTTTCTTCTTCTCCAAGCTGTGTAGCCCTGATACGGTTGTACACATCCTGCTCTCTAGCCCCTGTAGGCATCAGAACGTCTTGTGCTGATTGTCCAGCTAACGCTCCGTACTGTCTACGTAATGCTTCTACATCTTGAGGTGCTGTTGTTTGTAAACCCCTAGCGCCTAAGCTAAGAGCCTGTGAACCAAGAGCGCCTATCTGACGGCTAGGTTGTTGTGCCAACATACCCGGAACTTGACCAGCAAACTGACCACGCAACAAGTTAATATCCATCGGCTGTGTTTGAGCGCCTCGCATAAACTGCTGGCCCATACCGTAAGCCTGACCAGAAGCTAACTCTGCTTGAGGTATACCAAATGCTTGTTGACCAAGAATAGTCTCACCTGTGCTGGCTAAGGTATCGCCTAGCCCTATCATCCTTGCAGCACCTTCAGGATCTGTTTCCATTAACTGATTATAAACATTCAACCCAAGACCTTGTGCCTGCTGTTCTACACCGCCTAGAGAAAAACCTGCTTGACCGGTAACAGGATCGTAGTTAAAGCTTGAGCCAGTGCTTGTAGTAAGACCAAAAGGTTGAAACTGTGTTTGTGCTAACTGCTGGGCAGCAATAGCTTGAGCGCCCTGTTGAGCAGATTCACCAATTGTTCCAAGACGGTTATACGCATTCAGGATAGCACCAGCACCAGCAATAGGTGCGCCATACGTATCTAATAAACCGGCAGCGCCTGAAACAAATTGTTGTGCCTGTGGGTTTGTAATTAGTGGCATTAGCAAATACCTCTTTTCTTATTATAATTCTTCATAACGTCTTACCTACTAGTGCTAGTACATTCATTTCTTGTATAGACAACCCGTAACCGTTAATGTCTGTTTCAATCCCAACAGTAACTACGGTTCCGTAACCAGTAGTGTTTAACGCTTTTCTGTTTACAAGCTCGCCTTCAGAGTACTGTGCTACGTTGTATTCTGACTCTCCGTAAAAACCGGGAATAAGATCACTTACTGTAAACACTCTAGAGTTGGTTGCTGTTTTAAAGTCATACGCCCACTTGAGAATAATGTTGGCGTTGTTGCCACCAATAATAGTAGGCCGTACCTTCTTCAGCATTTTGATTTTAGAAGGGTCACCAAACGTAAGACCGGGACTTGTGTAACGAAAACGATAAGTTTCGTTGTTGTCAAAGTAACCAAAGTACTTACCAATACCAGCAGTAGTCCCTATGTACAGGTCACCGTTCCTGTCTCTGTGGTAGCACTTAAAGTTAACACTAGGCCATCTTGTTACCCTGTAAGAGTTGTTTTCTAAAACCCCTCTAAGATCAAAACAAAAAGATAGATTCACATCTGGGAAAGACAAAAGATAAAAGTAATTCTCTGGGCTGTACACAGATGTAATAGGTTCAGTTGTTGTAGCAATGTAAGCAATAATCTCTTGCTTGACGTTCCTACTTAGGTCAGACATAGGCAGAGACTTTTCTTGAATAGAACGTCCCAAGCTACGCAAACCATCGTCGCTTAAGAACAACAAGTCTGTACCAATGTTTTGCACAGTCTTTCTACCAACACAGCCTACGTTTGGTATTGTGTCTTGTAGCGCCATAGTAGCGGGGCTTTCTGCACCACTGTACGTAATAATGCTATGCTCACCAAAGATAACTAGCAGGCCGTTGTGTGCCGCTATAGCTACAACCTTGTCAAACCCGCTAGGCCATGCTTTAGATACGTCAATAGAACCACTAGAACCACCAGTAAAGTCATGTCCTATCAACAGGTCAGACCAGTAGATTGTGTTGTCATTTGTAGCGTTGCCTACACACCATACACGACCGTATGCAGCTATGGCTTCGTGAGCATATTGTGCTGCCGATACAGACGCACCAGCAACACTAGACATCTTGGTTACTGCGCCTAGACTGTTGCTGTACACAAGAGGTTCGTAGCCACGTTGGAAAAAGTAAGCGTAATTGTTAAAGTTAATTATCTTCCAATCGTTAGCTGTAATCGTGTACGATCCCGGTGTAGCATCAACCAGTGTAGTCGTACCTGTCATAATCTTGTTATTACCAGTACTAAAGATTACCTCGTTACCAGCGTTATCGTAAAACTCGTGAATAGTGCTAATGTAATCTGTACCAAGAACAGTTTTGTCTTCTGTAATTACTTGGTTTCCTTTTCTTGATGCGAGCCTGCCTCGTCTATCAATAACAGCGTTATCTGCAATCTCCGCAAAAGAAGGATCTTGTGCAAGCGGAGAGTCTTCTGTGTTGATCCCTTTGAACGCAGGAGCAACTAGATTAATACTTTGTAGAGGCTGGGCCATCTAGTATCTCCCTATGGTGTAAACCAAATAGTTTCTTCAGGATGTTTTTGTGCATCAAGAGCAATAGCATCAGACAGATACTTGTCAGCAATAGCAAAGTATTCTGGTGTTGATGTACCACCTGTCTCACCACGCTCACGAGCTAACATAGCAATAGCCATATGGATTACAGGCTGACTAGGAATAGCCAGTGTATCACTGTCGTTACTTAGCTCTACGTTTCTAATAACGCTTTTAATCTTCAAAGAGTAAACACCATCAGGCTTGGGATACACATCAATCTGTGCGTCACCAGAACCGTCAACACCACTAAAGGTGTAATATTGAGGTGAACCAGAAGCAGGAGTGTTAACAAAAAACTTATCGTCAAACCATTCTTGTGGTCTGTACTCCATAACAATATTAGATGTGTCGTTGATAATGTTTAAGATTTTACCTTGGTCTTGGTAGCCAGTTAACGAGTAAGTGTAATCATCAGCAACTGTAGAGATTGTTAGAGTAGACCTAAGATTAGACCAATCCCATGCGTTTTCTACAATCTGTTTAGCATCGTTAATGTAGTCACCAACCATAGAACTGTACGTGTCACTGTTAACAGTGGTTACTTCATCTTCTCGTAACCGCCTAAGTACGTTGTTTACTAGATTTAAATATGTCATATATATTTTCCAAACATACCTTGATTAATAATACGATCAAGAGAAGCCGAGTAATCAATGTTAGGATTCTGAACTATTTCTTGTATTGTTGGTGTCTGGTACGAAAGACCTTTAAATTCGTAAGGAGTAAACGGTCTGCTTGATACACCATCTCTTCCGTCTTT